ATGGCAAGAGTCCGTATCAAAGCTATTACTTGGGAGACGACTGTCCTTGAGTTGCAGCAGGAAGAAATGCGTCATATGATCAGAAGAAGGAAGAATAAAAGTCCGTATATAAGACTGAAAGACACGAAGACAGGATCTGAGGCATCTTTAAAACCTTTAACTTGGGAAGTAACTGAAGATATAACTCAAGCAGCAAACATATCTCGTTTAATTGGAGACTACCCATTCCCTACGAATAAAGAAGTTGAAGAACTTATACAGAAGTTACAGAAAGGAGAAAGTCTAGATTCTAGTGGAGCAATATATAACTGGGATGAAGTATTGGAGATATTAGATGATCATTTAGCAAGCACAATGAAAGCATCGTCTGCTAAGAATGTTAGATCCGATATTAGAAATTTATATAAGCAAGGCACTCCATTCATTTGGCAAAAAGTTAAGGCGTGGGTATTTCAAAAGGATGTAAGTTCTAGACCGTTTAGAAATAGATTAGATGCTCTTGAGCAACTTCGACTCGCAATATCTAATAAGTTTGGTGATGAACCAGAGTGGTTGATGCGTAAAGAATTAGTGACCCTAAGAGACCAACATAAATCAAGTTCATCAAAATCCACTCGTTATCAACCAGGTGCTGACATCTCAGGAGTGCGTGCAATTCCAACAATAGAAGAAGCAGAAAAATATTTAGACCATATAGGTGAAGATTATCCTCTAGAGCAATGGTGCCTAGCAATGCAGATGTGTTATGGATTGAGAAATCACGAACTACATCATTGTTCACCAATAACTAAACTCGATTTAGAGACAGGTATGGCAGCAGGATGGTTATATATACCAGGAACTTGGAGGACTAAATCTAAATTTGAACATTGGACTTTTCCTCTTGTTCCAAGTTGGATAGAGCGATACAAATTATCAGAGAATTTTGAAACAATGCAATTCTCATTAACTAAAAGAGCAAAACCTAAAATAGTCTCAGCATTAAATATGAAAGAACCTTGGGATCCTAGTAATGACAATGATTTAGGAGTTTGCATTAACAACGACTACCTCGGATCTTTTATTACAAAAAGGTTAAGGGATGTCCTGCCAGCATGGAAAGCAGGAATACCAGATGCACGAGGTCAAAGTAAAAAAGCAGGTAAAAGAATAGACATAAAACCTTATGATCTTAGGCACACTTGGGCAGTAAGAGTATCAACTGCTCCAGAGTGGAATCATGTAGATGAAAATGTTGCTGCATCGGCGATGGGTCACGACTTGGCAACTCACAGAAAACATTACCAAAAATGGATTTCTATAGATGAAACAAGAAAAACTTTAATGAAAAAAGTTCAATTACCTAGCCTTTGATTTAAATGAATAGAATTAGTCCTTGGGTAAAAACATCAGAAGCAACTGCTTACTTGAAGGTTTGTCGTCAGACACTAAGTAATAACCTTAAAAGATTAAATTATGGTTATCATTATTTTCGAAAAAATCCTGCTAATAGATCAAGTGCAATCATTTGGCATTTAGAAAGACTTGAGAAATTCTTCTGTACTCCTATTACACCAAGAACTAAGAAATAGTATCAACAGTCTTCTTCTTATAAGCAACTGGTGTACAAAAGAACTTTTCTAAATTAACAATGTTCCATACAATCTTACTGTGCTTATTTCCAGGAATTTTTCTGTAGAAATGTACGCCATAAGAAAATCGATCCATATTTCTGCTTAGTGCCATTCTAGATATTCTTAAGTAATCGAGAACTTCAGAAGTTGTTCTCCAAGGTGATTCAGCAATAGTTGTCATGGGTGAATTAAATAAGGTTTGCGTTAATGAGGGTGTAAATGTCTGGATTGTTCGAAGTCATCTTCTGCGAGTTGCTCCTGCGCCAATTTCAATATTTCTTGGCGGTGTGGATGTGATTCAATCTGTGCAATTAATTGCTTAAGACGGGTTGAATACGTCTTGCTATTCATACAAGTCATTGAGTTCTTTTTCTGGTAATAAATGGTGAACGGTGTCTGAGTCAGCGACAGTTATTTCGTAATCGCCTCTATTCAGCAGACGGATAAGTTTGTTTCGAGCAGCACCTTCTCTTTGATAAGCAAATTCTTTAGTCTTCTTCGTCCGGAGATCAGTAACTCTTATCAGACAAGCAATGGAACTTGGTAGTTCCCAACCTGCAATCTTCCAAGATGCGAATTGTTCATAAGTCATGGACTCGAACATTTCAGGAGGTGCATCTGCAATTGCCGACCAATTATTAGGAAGGTAAGGACGGCGGGATTTCTTCTTCTTCTTCATTTAGTCGGATGATGTTAAGAATTGTGGAATCATGGGTTTTATATTTAGGGATTATTTCTTTTTCGATTTCTTCAATTACGTCTTCAAAGTCCCCTGTTGCAAGGACACTGCGTTCTGGAAAATTGCATAGGGAGACCCTATAGATGAATTGCTTGTTCATCGTTAATTAATAATTAAGAGAAGTAAGTAGTGCTAGTTAAGAAATTTCTTATAGGACAGACTAATGCCACTAATAGCGTTGGCAACTTGTTTTTAACACCATTGATGGTGGGAAAAATATCAGTTCTGAACCAGGTTCTAGTTAGGTATTGTTTACGTTTTCGTTTTCACTTCTCTTATATTTAGAATCTTTCATCTCTAATTTACGCATCTCACTTATTAGTGAATTTGCTTGGACAGCATGAATATCATCAGGAAAAGTTACAGTGACACCTGCTTCAATTACTGAACCTTCAAGTGGAACACCTTTGGATCTTCTAAGTTCTTTTTGGAATAGGGCAACATATTTCATAACTGCTCTGTTAAAGGCATTTTCTTTTACATGCCGACTCAAATATTCAGGTCCAGGAGATTTTTCATTATGGATCTGATAAATATCAACTTTTGGAGCAACTCCTATTTGACTGGCATCAATACCAAATCGTTCCCAATATCTTGCTAAAAGAGAAATTGCTTCTCTCTCTATTTTCATCCCATAGATTTCGGGACGTGTTCTGATTTTGTCCGTATAAGGTATAGGTTCAAAATCTTCTGCACTAAATTGCAGTAATCCATTTTTCATGGATAAAATTTCTTCAGTCATTGCTGATAGATAGATAAATTTGAGATATTTATCCGTATCAGGTATCTACGAACCGTAGTTGCAAATACGATGTACCGATATTGTAAATATAGCACCAATACAACTTTTTAGTGTACGGTTAACAAACCATCACACTGCGCTCTAGATAGTGTGCAATGTTCAAAGTCATGAAGTCATGTAGTAAATGTGGTGTGAGGAGGGATAGTGAGTCCCTACGCCAGCACCCAAATTTCTAGGTGCTGGGATAGAGATTCAAGTTAAACAAGCAAGTGCAAAGAAGAAAAAAGTAATTCCCCATAAGATTGGGACTTGTTCTTGTGCATCTAAGTTTGTTTGGTATCCATCAAGCAGTTGCTGCTTGGTGTTTTTTAAAGTTAGTTTTTTCATAAGAAAGGAGGTAACAACAGAGGGATGAATCCCTCGTTCAGTTGATGCGACTCTCTTATTTATGAATGAACTGAAAGAGAGAATCGTTAAATAGTTTCTGGGTCACCGCCTTCTTCTATGTAGTCGTAAATTATTCCGTAAATAGAAGTCAAACTTGAATCTGTTTCTGAGACTTGTTCACATTCTTCATCAGGTTCTCCGTTTATCTCTGTCTCAATCTGTTTTTCTAGACTGACCCGATAATCATTAGGGTCATATCCAGTTCTACAAATTAGAAGTCTTACTCCTTCTTCAATATCAGTTTCGATAATTAAATCAGGATCATTGTCCAATTGTTCCTTTGCTTTCTTAGCAAGTTCGTCTAAATCGTAAGTTGGTTCAGTCATAAAGGAATAGTAGGTGGATTACTTGTATTTCTCTATAGATTTCTCCCATTCTTGAAAAGTTGAACTGCAATCTGGTGGTTCAGGATCTTTATATCCTTTCATCTTCTTCCACTTGTTATGTAATGCTTGCATCATCCAACTTTGTGCCAGGGATCGAGGTCCATTTTCAAGTAGGTCTAATTCGTAGCGACTACTGGTATAACCTCTATATTCTTCCCTCCAGTTGGAGTCATTGTATTGGTCTTGCATTTCCGCATCTATTTGCAGTTGGGTACTGTGCTTCGAATATTTTGTTTGCATAAAATTGCGTGTCAGCATCAACGCAGGTCTTGTGATATTTAGTACCTGTTGATGGCAGTCGAAAAGTTATTTCCCAGGTTTTCATAGATCGTCTTCACTCCTAAATCCTATAAATACTGGATGTCTTGGAACACCTGTATCTGCAACACCATGTTCCATGTACTTGAATTTGATGATCTTATTCAAATAAGAATCACGATTTTTCCATATTTCTATTCGTTGTGAATCATCTAAACCACTCCCAACACAAAACTCAGTGCCAATTTCTGTTCGAACTACAAAAGAACCCAAAGTCCCTGTTGGAACTAGACCTACTTTAGAAGTTGAGCGTTCAGAATGTCCAAAAGCATCTTTGCTAACTTCATTGAAATTGGTGTAACGCTCTTTAAATGCAACGATTGTTGCCTCAGAATCTAGGAAGTTTTTAAGTTTTAAAAGGATGTTTTCGCGAGTGGTGGACCTGCCAAATTTATAAAGACCAATAGGATCACGAAGCATTAGTCCTTCATAACCTTCACTTAATCTTCTAATCATTAACTGGTCCACCTCCTTTTGGTTAAAAACCATTGTTGGACGTAGAACTTCAACACAAGGAAGATTAAAAGGTTCCAAAGAATAGAGTTGTTTCATCCTTTCGGTGTACACTTTCATCTCAGAATTAGGATCGACGAAATCAAATAGCCATGCCTTAAATTGTGGCTCACCTTTGATACGCATGATGGCACCACACTCTTGAAATGAGGTGCCAACTGTTAATTCGCCGTCAATTCCATCAGGCAAATTTGCTGATAATAATTCTTGAATGTACCTGTTCTTAATAGGTTTAAAGCTACGACTTACCGCCGTTCCATTGATCATTAGGAAACGGATGCCATCGATCTTAGGCGTTGCTGCGTAAGGGAATCGAGCTTTGTTAGGATCATACTTCGCTGCAAGTAGTGGCTGTTCTATTTGCATATCATCTTCCTCTGAACAACTTTATTTAGACATATGACCTTCTCATGTCGTGCACATCTAGACTTGGCATAACGACGTGCTTCCTTAATGTCTTTTGCATAAACCCAATCGTTACCTGTGACACCACCTCCTCCGTGATAACCCCAGGTGAAAAGATGAACTGTATTTAAATCAAGGTTATTCATAGTAAAGACTCCAATGAAGATTTAGTGCAGAAAACGTCGTCTGCTTTTAAAACTCGGTTAACCCAACGACCAAGACTTATGTCTGGTGTGTTTAAAAGACGTAAGCATTCAAGAGTTGGAACATTTGAATACTTATATATGTCATCTGATCCTTTAACTCTTACTTGGGCAGTTTGCAGTACAGGATTAACTGTAACTGCAGAAACCCAGGCAGAGTAACGGTCAGCGACAAGGGTGTTGTAGGTCATAAGTAGATGGATAAGGATGAATATTGTGCCTCTGTTCAAAGTCATTAGGTATATATACCTACTACTTCACGTAGAGGCAAACGCTAGTTATATCAAGGTTTATACGGCAGTCTGTTCAGTACGAGTGAAAGGTTTAATAGTGTTAGTGGAATCAAGATCCTGGACCTTCTTGTTACGTGCTGCTTCTGCTGCTGCTTTGTTTCTGAGATGAGCAACGAATCGTGGATCAGCAGCAGGATCAAATTCAACCCAATCTGTTTGGGTGCTTCTTCCTAACTGATAATCTCTCTGACGTTTTGCTCTTGCTCTCTGCTCTTCGTAGTTACGACGTGCTTTTTCGGAATGAATCAAGGTTAAAAAATAGGTTAAATGGATGCTCACTTGGTCCATTAAGTGGTGATGGTATCGACTTCATCACAGGACTGGTGAGTTTGCGAATAACCCCAGTGCTTCCTATCCAGTGCGGATGTTTTCGTAGAAGTACTCTCTTTTTGCTGCTGGGTTATTCAAGTGAGTTGGACCAATTAATTGCTTCCTGTAACGTCAAGGGCGCGAGTGTCTGAAATTTTTCCATTAATCAGACAACAATTAATCATTTCCAACCATCGTTCTCCACCTACACCTGTAGGCAGTAGTGGAGATGTTCTCTAGATCGGCAGTTGTACACAGTTTCGGTTGTCCTCATCCTCAGTACTCTGTTGCCACCACGCAACCCGCCAGCTGAGATTCCGCTACCTACTCGTCAGGTTGATTGTTCTGCATCTAGTGCAGAGACCGCCTCGACGTCTCACCAATCGCCGGTGAGTCCTCTCGGATTCAGTAGTTTCAAGTCCAAAAGCAAGATTCAGATAGTAACTGTCTCAGGAGTCTGAGCAAGTGTCCTCGTCAAGCTGTGTTCGATAGTCGATGTTCGATGAATGTTGATCAACGTAGAAACGGTAGTAGATACAGTTGTCTCCGTTGAATAAGCGTATTATGGCATGATATTGGGATAATGTAAACCACTCAGTTTCTAGTTTCCACGTAGAACTGTTGGTATGACTAGCTAAATTAATTATCAATAAATGTTAAGAGAATTGCTCAGTTGGAGTCTAAATTGAATTTTTGAGTGATCAAGGCATTTTGAGCAGTCATTCTGTATACAAACTATTTGAACTAGTTTTAGAAGAGAATTAGTACGTTGCTACTACTCATTTCTGTCTCTTTTTAAGACTAAATACCCTAGTTTTCTCCCTATATACATCCATGATCAAAAGTTGTTTAGGCAGGTCCAGAACCTTTCTTCCTGTATTAGAGGGTGGTCGCTTCTTCCCTGTATACATCCATGATCAAAACTCCTCCATCAAGATTGGATCGCATACAGATCCCCACACCTTCAACCACGCTCTCAATTGCGGAAATTGTTGAGAAAATCCTAATGAAATCCTAGTGTTCGGGTTGTTGACCCGACATTATGACCTTGAAAAGCTAGTTATAGCTTGAATTTCTATTTTTACTGTACTCCATTTACCTGGTTTAGGTAGAAATTATCCTTTTTATAGAACGAAAAACTCCTCAGAAAAAGAAGGGAGACCCCCTATGGGTCGTTTCGCGCGCCCTGCCTATCACGTATTGACTTCTCAAATTTCTGTCATTTTTTAAGGAGGCGATGGATACGCTGCTGACCTAATTCCCAAAGGATTTTCAATTAGGTGCTCGACTTACTCCATCACCATTATTAGGTTATAAGTTTCACTGTCTTATGCCATTTTTATCTATAGTTGAAACCTATTTAATTAGTAAGCATGGGCAAAGGTAAGACCTACAGAATCACTGTTATAGAGACAGGCGGAGAGTTTACTGGTGGAACTATTACCGATAAAGAAACTGTAGAAGTAGTAAAAAAGAAAATAGAAGACGGAGAGATGTCATCAATGTTTGATTTCGGTGAAGGTGACTACTTCGACGCCTGCAGTTTCAATGACTTCTTTGGTATATACGGACCACATGTCCCTGGTTGCAAGGTTCGCATCGAAGAGTCCAATGATGAAGACTTTGAGGAAACCTACGAAGGACCAATTGAAGAAACAGACATTAGAACTTTCATGTCCTCCAATCCCTACCCTGACAAGATCACTAAGGACGAACTCCGCATCTACACCCATAAATACGAAAAAAGAATCCACACTGAGTTCACCATTACACCTCCTGAAGGAGAGGAATTAGACCTAAAAGATATTTATCTTGGCGGTATGAATATGGATGAAACCATGTTTACTGATGATGAAATTCTTGAACATATCCTCTACATACCCAAGAAAGACCTTGATCCATACCTAGAGGAGTACTCTGAACAACCTCTGGAGGATGATGAAGATAGGCAAGAACTAATGGAGGAGTTAATCGGTGAAATCTTTAGTGAAGCACCTGAACTTGCTAAAAAGATAACTGGCAAGCACTCCATCTACGAGGACAACTCTGAAGGCAAAGGTGAATGGGAGAATGATTATGTCAAGATTGTCGACTCAACTGATGAGATATTGTTTGAAGGTGGTGCTTACTAGACCTGATCTAATTTAGTCCACTTCTTAAGGACTTTCTGTGCTTTCTGTCTAGAAATACAGGACTGTGCCTTAAGGTTTAACTTTACTTTCTTCTTATTCTTCTTATTCACTAAGTTAGGGATAGTTTTAATGCTTCTGCTAAATACCGATAACTAGTTGCTACATATACTTGTCCTATCACTACTGCAATTGTTGCTATAGACCAGAAGACATAGTACCAGTGGGATTTAATCTGTTTAGGTTGAGTGGGTAGAGTCATAGTATTGATATACGTAATATACGTATTACACGTATACAGTCGTTGGGGTTGGAGAAAGAGATAGTAGTAATCAATGTGCCTAGTTCGCTTCGCTCACACGGCAGAGATGAGTTTAAGGAGGAAGATTTGTCTTATTCAAACTTCTTCCTCACTTAATAGGGGAGGGTCCACCCTTCCCTTCCCCTGTATAGATAGCTGGTTGGGTTAAACCCAGGTGGAGACTGACTTTTGGTCTTCGTTTAATCTTGCCTTTTGTCTTTGTTCTAAATCCATCCCAAATACCAAATGATTAGCAGATGCAGTTGGATTGTCTAAGAAATCTTCCAGCATTGAGTTCCACTCATCACGCTTCCTTAGTTTAATCTGTTCAGCTGCAGAGATAGATAGACAGTCAGTAAAGTATTGGACACCTTGTGCTAGACAATCAAGTCTATCGTCATGTTTAACTGCACCTTTTTCTCTACACATTCTCGACAACTGATAGAACAACATATATAGGAGTCGTTCTTCAGGTGCTGCGTCTTTATTAGAAGAGTAATCCCACTCTATAACCGACCTATCAACCACCAGTCGATGCTGATTAAGGACAGGTTCAAGAGAATCAATAATACGGTCTTCTTTCCGAACATTTGCTCTTACCTCTTCTATTTCTATTCCTTGGTTGGTCTGTTGCAGGTGCTTTTTAAAGAGTTCTGAGACGATACCGTCTCCAAAGTTTGTCTCTATAACAAGCTTTGTTACCCCATACTTTTTACATCCTCTAAGTATGTCTAATAAGGTGTTGTCTGAGTAGCCATCTCTATAAGCTCTCATCTCATGGAGATAGAGAAAGCCATTCTTATGGGAGATATAAGCAGCTGCAGTTTCATCACTTCCACGACCACTAGGATCGACTGAGCAGATCGTTTCTTGGTATGGAGTCCATTCACCTTGGATCTGCATTGGTTGGTAGAAATAGTCTCCTGGTAGTCCTACAGTTGGAAGTTCTTTTAGGACATTCCGTGGATCAGAACACCAGACAATAGAGTCTGGACCTTCCTTAGGATTTACTGAGGTAACTATTAAATCTGCCATCTTTAATGGGAACTTCTCAGCATCACTGAGACTTGTGTCTAGTTGGAATTGGAGCATGTAGTTGCTCCTTCCCATTGCTGCTTCTCTTTCTAGAAGTTCATCATCATCAAACCTATCTGGGTCTGTAGGTTCCCATTCTTCTGCACCTGCTTCAATGTCTTCAACTATCTGTGGTGCAAGGAGTCCTTCGTATTGAGAGAGTTTATTTCGTTTGGGGTATCGTGCTGTCCAAACAAAGGGACGATACGAGCGCTCTGCCAACTTACGATAAACAGTAAACACAGTCTGAGGAGTCCCAAGATAACAAATACGAGAATCGTCTTTCGGCGTAAGGATGGATTCTGCTTCTGTACAAAGTTGAAGTAGTTTTTCACGCATTAACTCCGTCATGGAGTTTCCAGGAACCTCGATGTCGTCCAAAATCATTAAATCTGCGCGACTTCCGGTTAGCTGACCAGTTATGCCCACCGACTTTACGCTTGGTGCTTGGTGTGGTGAACAGTTTACGTCGAAGCTGATGCGACTCCAGCGAGAGTCGTCTGATTTCGGTTGTAGATGTTTTAACCATGCAGTTTCAATAATTAGTTTTTGTAAGAAGATGCTCATGTTGTCTGCACGTTCTTTAGATGCAGAAATGATCATGATTTTCTTTTCTGGATCTTTGAACAATGTCCACAAAACAAAAGCACCTGTAATCCACGACTTTCCTACTCCTCGAAAAGCTTGTATTTGCAATCGTTTTGGACCGTGTTGTAAGTAGTCAGCTATCGCATACTGTGCTCTGGTTGGACTTGGTAAGTCGAGTTGTTCCCACAGTGCTTGTAGAAATAATTTGAAGTCGTCTTGCAGAGCAGTTATTACGTTGCTCATGCTGAACCTCTAGATTTAAATTTTTCGGGGTAATCACCTAAACCTTGTTTACGTACTTTTTCTTTAACGTATGTGTCTAACTGTTCAGCTAAAATACTTAATCCTAAAGTACGTACTCCACCAGCAAGACTCCTAGGTTTTAAAAGAGACCTCAGTCCTGTACGAATATTTTTTGGTCTAATCAAAGATGATTTAGGTATTGATGGTGCTTTTACTCCACCTTTTAATTTCTTATTGATCTCATGAAACAACCGACCTCTTTCTTTTATTTGGAGTTGAAGGTTTCGAGTTTCATTAGTTTTATGGAATTTATATAGGTTGTCGTAATACGCCTTTGCCATCTTTTGCGAATCAGAAAAATGTTTACCTCTATAATTGCCTTGCTGGAAGTTAATTGAATCGTCAAGTGACCGGAATTGTTTTAACTGCTGCTCTAGAGTTATGGGTTTGAGTTTGCCTGTGATCCGCTTCCACTCTGGAGAATCTTTTGCAATCTTCAAAAGTTTACGCATATTCATCTTTTCAAAATTACGAGCAGACTTGCTCATCTTTTGAAGTCTTGGTTCTTTCGGTTTTCCAGTTAAGTAGTCAGGAACCCAATGTCTCATGTGCCCTATTTTCATCCTTGCTTGCTGAGACTTCTTAATAAGTCTCCTTCTTGCTGCGTCTGCTTCATTCTGGGGGACACCTTCCAATATTGCCTTAAACATATTGAGACTAGGTTTAAGACTTAATCGATTGGTCCTGACAATCTTGTTTGCTGCGTTATCAATCATCTAACCAACCTTTTATGTAGTACGTCTAGACTTCTTTTTCCTTATTACTTTTGCTTGCTTTCTTGGAGTAGTAGGTACATCCTTAGGAGAAGGTAATGGTTTCCAGTTCTTTGGTCTTGTCCAAACCCTATAAGGACTACTTACACTATTATCGTTAACACTATTAGTCATTGCTATTTAGAAATACTTGTTAAATCACCTGTAGTTGGCGTTATTTGTTCGGTAGATATATTGAGACCTAACGACTCCCAAAAGCCTTCAGGAATGCGTAGAGAGGTCTCTCCGTGGACGTATGTGAGTTGCCATACACCGTCCTCTCGAAGCTTTGGACTTATACCCATTGAATAGGTACCATCTGCTCTTACATAAGGAGAGCGAACGGACTTAATATCTATTGGTGCTGACTTACTATTGAGCTTGTTGTATACGATTAAATCTACTGGTCCTGCAGGAGCTACATTTCTGAAAACTTCTACACCGTGAGACAAAAAATATTGACAGGCAAATAGTTCACCAGCTGCACCAGTGTGCGCTGTTGAAATCATTAATTATTTAGGCGGAATATCTTGAGCGTTTACCGCTACCGTTAAAGGATTTATTGATGTAGTCAGGTTGAACTGTCCAACCACCAGATTTTGTACGTGAAGCATTCATGTGAGATCCTTTTCTGATCTTCAACTTCTTTCGCATCTTGTTGTCTTCTGATCTCTTTTTTGTATTAGCAGGAGTAGAAGAGTATTTAGTTGCTGTTTTAATAGCATTTGCTTTTTGAGTAGGTGACGCTTGGGTTCTATACCAGCGTCCTGATCTACTTTTTAATGAACTAACTGGTCTTAATTTAGGACCGGACTTTTCCATATAACCTCCGCTGGACAAGTTCTGGATTGACCTTTGGCATTACTTTTGCAAGTTTCTCTAGTGGACTACCGTCATAGGCAACTCCACTGATGTCGTTAGTCTTTAACCAATCACATGCTGCTTTTAAATCTTGAGTGGATGCTTCGCCACCTTTGACTCTCTTTAGAAATTCAGTAGTAACGAGATTATGTAATTCATTAAATTGGTCTTCAGTGGCTTTGTTCATTACACATTTACAGAATTAGGACCTTTGTTTTTAATTTGCTTACGTCTGATTTTCTTCTGACGAGGTGTTAAACCTTTGAATGGATCTTCTCTTCCTTGTATATGTGGTGCGTAGTACCCACCTGGTGGATGACGTGTGATTTTGCTCATGTCTCGTTTACAGAGTTGACTGTACCTGTCCTTTTTTTCTTTCTCTTAGCTTGAAGTTGTCTAACTGGAGTGACAATGTCAGCTTCGTAACTACGAATCCAATCGATTTCTCTTTGTGTCATTGGTCGAGCAAAGCCTGGTCGTTTTTTAGTTTTGATTCTTTTATCAGCCATTAGTCTTTCAATCCTGGGAATAAGTTTTTCTTGATCAGCAGTACTGCTTGATCGTCGATAGTGTTATCAGTTGATTTCGCATATGCTTCTAATAGAGATATGACGAGTTCTTTTACAGCATTAGATGTAAGGAATGCCATAAGGATGGGTTTGATAATAATCATTTAAAATAATCCGAATTTTTTGGGTTTTTTGGGATAAATCTGAGATATAGGAACTACGTCGTGACATAAGACATATAACTTCGACTTAGGGTGAATCATGAATCCCTTCTGCTGAAGTTCTGCACATTTGAGAGCACGAACCAGCTCATAATCCAACCTGTATTTTTCCTCTACTCTCTTCGCTATACGCTTACATTGTCTTAATGACTCACGATCTAGTGGAATCATAAAATTCAGTTGTAGACCCCAATTCTGGTTAATGACATATGCCTCAGGATCTACAGGTTCAGAATCGTTACCCATATAGAACGGAGACACAGTAAGAGTGCTGCCATTACAACTCATCGAAGGTGCATAGTGTTGACGACTAGGAGCACCATTGTTATTGAATTGAACGCTTTGATTTGTATTGTTAGACGTTGCTGCTGCTACAGGATTAGAAGTATTTTGTGTTCCTTCTTCTGCTAAAGCGGGTGTTCCTACTATTGCGAGAAGACAGAGAGCGACGTTGTAGTAGCGTTGGTGGTTATGGTTCTGTCTATATCGATGGTCTCTATGATTCCTGCTGTTCTTTCTGTTATTTCTAGTTGAAATGGTTGAGATGTATCTGTTACGGAAAATGTTGTAGATGTTCCATTTACTTCGGCGCTCGGAGTTATGTTCGTTCCTGACCATGAGGAATAATCTCCGCCATATACTTCATGTTGTATGTCCTCTACAATAGTTTGAGTGGTTGTGGTAGTTGACTGCATCGAGCCTTGTGTGAACTGAGGCGTAATTGTGTTTGCTCTAGCTATTGTGGGTGTGAACAGTGCTAAGAGTAATAGCCATTTTTTCATTCTTCTTTCTTTTTAGCCATAGGACAATTTAGGGTTCCATTACCCTTATCTTTTGAGTTACCAGTTGACAAACCAAAGGTTGCAAGTGCTCCTGTAAATACAGACGCTACAAACGTAATATCTGAATTACCTGCTTTCTTAATCATTGGTATATCGACGTAATTCAAAGTGATTATGAATCCAGACCAAACAACTACGCCAAGTCTGACGAAAGTTCCAAGGATCTGGATTTGGTGTTCTTGATCCTCAGCAGCTTCTTTTAATTTGCCAAGGAGTCCTTTCTTTTCTTCCGTTTTTCCTTCCATTTGTTGACTTGTGTTTGTAGTTGCTTTTGAACTTTCTTCTTAATCTGTTCAAAGAAAGGTTGTGCAAACGTTGTTACTGCAACTGCAGATACCGCTGCATAAGTAGCAGCCATCACTACCTCTGTTGTAGGTAGAGGCATATCAAAGTTGATAACGGGAATATTTACAGAGGGTGGTTCTGCTTGTTCTGTTTTTACTTCTTCTTTCTCTACACCATCAGGAGCTTTTAGATTACTCGGAGGTACAACTAAAGGTTTAAAAGTTGGTATGTCTGCAGTAGGGATAGTTAGTGTTGGTCTAGGTAATATCTGTGTATCAGGTAAGGATATATGAGGAAGAATGGGTGGTTCTCCTAAGGTTGACATTTACTTTGGATACGCCTTTCTAATCACTGCGTGATCTAACCTCATCCTGCTATCTCCGTGAAAGTTAGAGTTGAAACAGTAGTAAATGAATTATTAACATCTGAGTCTGATGATGATCCATAGTTTAAAGCCAAATTCTGAGCAGATGTATGTCCATTCCATAGCTTTACGCCATAAGTAATAGCACTTGTAGAACTTGGAGAATGTAAATATTGAAGTTGTATCGGACCACCTAAGTACCCCGTCGGCATATGTGCATGCAGTCGAGTCCTATTACTTCCCCTAGCGTCGCCTGTAGCAGCATCGATGGTACTACCGTCAGCAGTTATTACAGCACCAACACCCCAACCGCCTCCAACAGGGTTTTCAACATGAAGACTGCCCTGTATCAAGACTTTATTTGATGTTGAACTACAAGTGAATGACTGAGTAAGTCCACTTACTACTGCACTAAACCCACCTTCTGCAACGCTCGATTCGCTCCATGTATCAGTCTTAATAACTTGTGCTACTTGAAGGACCTTACCTACTCCAGACCAAGTTCCAGTTAGCGTTCCACCAGCATTTGTTGTTTCTAGTTTTTTACTGTTGTCATAATAAAGAGCAACACCTGCATTAGCAGTACAAACAATTGCACTCTCAGAACTATTAGTTCTTATATTTAGGTCTCCTGTGACAACGTTCAAATAACCATGAGATCCAGTGTGGTAGAACCTCATGTCTCTACCAGTACCAAGACTTAATTGAACATCATCGTTTAGTTTTAACGTATCATCACTTTCATCCCAGACCATATCCATACCAGCATTCGTACCGTTATCAAAGGTTACGTCACCAGTAAACGTACCACCAGCAAGAGGCATCTTGGTTGCATCACTTGCGCTTGCCCAAGTAAGTTTATCTGTACTGTCTTTATATTGAAGGAAGTTACCGTCGGTTGCTGAGTTACTTACATCTAGTTTTACTTCTGCAATAGAGTCATCAGCTAATTTAGAACCTGCTATTGCTGCGTCTGATTTTACATCAGCATTGACGATAGAACCATCTTTCATTCCATCGCTGCTTATTTGTGTTAATGCCATAGTTTACGCCTCCTTATAGATTTCTACGACTGCATTGATAGTCACTGCTACATCATCTGGAGCCTTGTCACCAAATCCAACATTAGATTCTCCTCTATCAGCGTAATATTCAATTCTATATTCAGTAGATCCACTAGGAGTTACTCTTGCAAATCCCTGTGCGTGACAAGTCGAATAAATACTTTTAGGAGTCATACCATATTGGCTTACCGCACTATTTGTTACGTCATAAAGTCTAGTGCTAGTTAATTCAGAATTGATAAAAATATTGTGCCATTTAATGAAATAACTACCTGCTGCTAAAGTAAATTTATTACTTGAAATACTGACTATACTGTCAGGATCAGCTATTTCTGTATTTAAAGCGTAAGTTGCCCAAGAGTTAGCTGTAGGCGTTCCACCTTGTGTACCTGCTGATAACTGATTACATATGATTGCATAACTAGAAAATAAACCACCAAGACCTCCACCAGTCGCCGTCACAGTTCCAGTTACCGTAATGCCTGCTGAGGTAGTCTCAATTTTCTTGGCATTATCATGGTATAACTCAACTGCACCATCTGGTATAGCCTGAATCATCTTTTCAGTACCAGACACTTTACTCAGAATTATGTTTCCATTCTGAGTGCCTATATAGTTATTCGTCGCATCATGCGATATTTGTAAGTCAGCACCATCACCAAATGTAGCCTTAACGTTATCATCAAACTCTAATGCTTTATCTGACATATCCCATGTCAAATCATCCCCAGCATGGGTAGCGTTATCAAAGACAACATCACCAGTTATGGTTCCACCTGCTAAGACATTGGTATTTGTATTAGTTGTATAACTAGGTACTGCCCATTCCATACCATTACTGGTGTATTTAAGGAATTTATCTGTACCAGAGGGTGCATTATGAATATCTAACTTCCCTTCCGCAATTGTATCGTTGGCAATCTTGTCGTTGTTAACAGCAAGGTTTTGAATAGTTGCTGTTGATACTGTGTTATTAGACGGAGTACCTACGCTTACTGATGCTCCGATGGTGACGATGAAGAAATCGCTGCCAGAAGCAGGAGCACTACTGAGAATAATATCATTGCCAGTAATAGCAAATCCTTCGCTTGGGACTGAAGTTCCAGCGTTAGGTTTCTGAACGACTCCATTGATGGAGACGAGTAGTTGTTGAGCAGAAGTTGGTGGGTTACTAAGAGTAAATTGGTTCGCTGATCCATTGAAGGTTGCACTGCCACCTGTACCTGGTGAACCTGAAGAACTAGACAGAGTATTGATATAAAAACTTCCAGTACTTGCTACTTCACCCCATGCTGATCCGTCATAGACCATCATCTTGTTTGTAGAAGTATCAAAGTAAAGATCACCCTCATCGTTATTCGATCCAGGTGCTGAACTTGCTATACGATACCTTTCATTGAAGTCGTTTATATCATCTGAAAGTTGAATGACATCAGTCTCTTTCGCTAATATTTTGTGATAGACATAGCGATGAACGTTTGGTGAACCGCTAGTACTATTATTCTTATCTGATGATACCTGTATACCTACATCGTCAGCGATGGTTCCATTTAATGATGTAGGAAATCCAGTTATTCTTACGTTATTGCCAGTACCTGCTCCATTAGTAATAGTTATTTCCTGAGAGGAGACAGTAAAACCTGAACCAACATCAGCAACACTAACCACAACTCCTTGTTCTGGTTGTGTACTTGCAAAATTAGTTGGACCCGCTATTGCTTTAAAACCACCTAATGCTGTAATAGCACCAGTAACATGATCTGCTACTGCTTTGGATGTGGGTATCGCAGTATTGCTATTCGTAGTAAGAGATGTTTCGCCAACTGTTTTACCATCAAGCTGATTAATTTCAGTAGTAGTAGAGGTAAGAGCAGTACTGCTAGCAAGGATAGACGCAGTACCTGACTGCATACCAGCAAGCGTTGTGAGATCTGAGTCGAGAGGCTGTGATGTTGCTGCAATATATGCTTTTGTTGATTGTTGTGATGGTGGTTTAGTCGCACTATCAGAAGCAAAATTATCCTCATCTAATAGATCAGATGATATGGAATAGTTATTTGCACTGGTTGCTATACCATTTAATTTTGTATGATCTGCATCGGTAAAGACATTAGAATCTGTAGCAGCTTCAACCGCTGCCCTAATCTCAGCATTAGTTTGATCTGCTGTAGCACCATCCTCTACGTTGATCATGGTACGAAGAGCAGAGGGAGCTATCTCTTCTATATCACCTGCTCCTGAAGAGTCTCTTCCTAAAACCCTGTCAGTAGTTGATACATTTTGAATTTTTGCATAAGTGACTGCTCCATCTTTTAAATTAGTTGTCTTGAAGACTTGTCCCTGTGCTTCTTGCAAACTATATAAAGCTTGATCCTCATTGTTATTAAGATCAGCAGCTCTAATTGAAGAACCTGCAGCAAATACTGCTTTAGCTGTATCGACGTCAGTCTCTCTATAGATGTGTATATCTACTCCAGTACCTGGAGCTGTATTGAATCTAACGGTAGTGGAGTTGGGAAGTGTATATGCAGTTGTAGCAACAGCATCAAGAGTGACCTTGATGTCTGCTGTTTTTAAGTATGGAAATGTGAAGGAGTAATCGGTGGTGGAATTATTACCCGTATAAAAATGTTCAGTTGTAGCCATCCGCTATTTATGTAAGTTTTCATTTACCAGAGGGAGGATTTATGATCTCATCTAGTTCTTGTTCGGTAAGAATATTTTTTGTTTTAGTTGCTTCTCTTGTCTGAAGTTGCTCTGTCTTTATTTGTTTCTGCTCTCCATATAGTCGTTGTATTTCTGGAAGGTGTCGTATAGATGCCCATGCCTTCTTACGTGCAGTCGTAAAAGCATTATGTATTAAGTCGTTATGAAGATATGATTGCATTGGATCAAGATAATCCTTACCCTTGTTCAGATCCTTATTCATTCTTATGACTGACTTTTGAACATCTTTCCTTTTTGATAGATCGTTTAGTATTTGTTCTAAACTTCTACCTTTACTATCTCTATAGTTTCCAATTGCTTCTTGGAATTTGCTTCTAATATATGCTTCTTTAACTAAAGATATAGGATCAGCATCAGGCGAAGAATTAACAGCAAGTCTTAAGTCATAGTTACTATTCCATAGGAGTGTTCTACCAGAACTAGGCGTTAGTCGTAAATTTACAGGACTGCCAAAGTTCCAAAACTTTTCTGCTATATTCCAATCCCTGATTCGATCACCTGTGAGCATGTCATATTTAATTGCAAGCGGATCAGGTGTTAAATATTCAGAAGTTAGATTCCTATTGCGAACCGTTTGGAATATATCATCATCGATTTCTCGCATGACAGGATTTAGGAATTTACCTATTGAATTTCTTAATGCTCCTAATGGTGGTGTGTTTGTTGCCAAGTCTGCTGCTGCTCTACGCCATTCTTTTGGTTCAAGAGTTAGCAACTTCATTAATTGGTTTAGACCTTGCAAGTACGACTTATTTGTAATTCCATAACCAATACCAAACGATATGGTCTGCAATTTTTCTTCAGTCCAATGTGGTCCCATCAACTTACTGTTGTCTACAACATCTGAGATAGCAGAGAGAATGAGGTTGAACGGTTCTAATGAATCGGTTCCAACTTGAATTGGACCTAAGGTCAACATGTTTCGTTCCCATCCAGTATCAATCCATGATTGGCGAAGGTTTCCATCAACTGGACCATTACCAGTCAACTCATTTGCCATCTTTTTATTGATCGCCTGTAAAACGACTGCATGACCCATGATCTGCCTACCAATAATTAGATTCTTTGCTTGTGCTAAATCATCTGCATTTGTAATTCCATATCTTGCAACATCATCTAAATTGTCTGCAGTAGCAAGAAGAATATCTCTAGATTCATTTATCAATGCTCCAACGATAGGCGTATTCTTTACTGACATTTTTAAACCATTAATACCTGTTCTAGCGAACAAGAAAAAGGGTTTTGCCCAAGGAGTGGTATTAAAGATACCTTCTACTTTCTTTGACAATCCTTGAAGTTCTGAAGTTAATGTGACTTCCTTGAACTGACTATCTAAATAACTATCAGCAGAAATATCGATATTACCATCGGCATCAAGGTATCTGTTGTAGTGAACTTCTTCTGCTTTCTTTAAAAGTTCAGGAGTGATTTCTTTATGTACTCCACCTTCAACTTCATCTAAAACAGTACGGAGTGCAAGTTCTTTTGAACGTGCTTTTGCCATGATGAACCTAAACGTATCGTCAGTTGCAGCAAGCGTTCTAGATGACCATGTGAAGAGTCTGTTGCGATTTACACCTCTAACGACATTTGCAATGTTGTAAGCAATTACATCATTCCATTTGCCTTCCATTTCTACCCATCGACCAATCAACTCCCATTCATCGGTCTGTTGTGGAAGTTCGTTAAATCTAGTTTTGATCGTTGCAACATCTAATGAAAAGTTGGATTCCATGTT